TGCAGCCATTACTTCTTCGCCAGCACTTGGTCCCATAGCAGCACCAGTATCTACACCTTCTTCTGGGTAGAGTGTGGGCGCATCAATCGGAACAATGTCTGTATCAGCAGCACTACGCATACTAGAACTTGCTGCTTTGAGATTAACGCCTGACTTATTCATCTTTGCCGCTGTTTGAAGTTCGTAGAAATCGCCACCATTATCCATACCTGCGGTGTACTGCGCTGGTTGTCCTGCGCTACCTGCACCACCTGTTGCGGATACTCCAAAGTTTGTTGCTGCTGGTTCTGCCATTTCTATTTCCCTTCGCTATAAGAGCGACTAATTAAAATTTAATGAGCAGTTTGGTATCTTGCTCAGGATAGTTCCTGCCACTTATTTAGAGTCGCTGTACATTGGCGACTTGTTCACTACTTGTTCTTTGAACCCTTAGTTCCTCCAGGTTGCTTAGCAAACGCTGTTGAACCCTTTGCTGCTGACATTGCGCGTGGCACACCATCCTTACGGGCTGGTTGCTGGTACGCCTTGCCTGCTGTACCTTGATTAGCGACTGACTTCTTTTTCATTTTCATATTTCTTTCACCTCCTTAGGCTGGTGTACGGCGGATTAGTGAAGCCTGTAAATTAGGCTCACCTCTTTGTGTTAATCCTGCGAGTAATGATTGAACATCTGGTCTACCACCTGGGGCAATCTGTCCTGGTGCCACACCAACCATACGACCAGTAGCACTTAAGCCTTCTGGTAATCCGCCACCTTCACCTGGTTGCCCTGGCATGCCCATTTCTGGACCCATCTGCTCAGGCATTGCTGGTGCTGGTTGCTCGACTGGAGCAAACGCCTCTGAAACTGCAACTTCGATTGAAGTTCCTTTTTGGCGTGCGTTAATAACGGATGAAAGTTTATACAAAATGTCAGAAGGGTCTTGACCTTGGGATGCAAGTGCAGGAATTGCCTGTGCGTATGATGCAATCGCTTGCTTCATAGCATCGCGCAGTTCCTCAGTGTCAACCTTTTCTTCTTCTTGTGAAGCATTGAAAGAAAATGGCATCTGACGGCGTAAGAAGTCGCGTGAAATCAACTTATCACCGCGTGCCTGTAGTCCAAAGACCAGTGCGCGGTTAGGGTCAAGCCCTGCCATCAAACCATATTGAACATCTACGGTGTAATCGCCAGCAATATCCTTAACTGGGTTGTACTTAATCGCATAAGGAACACCATTACGGTTACCCTTGATGTCTTTAATCTCTCCACCGAATACTTTTTCGTCAACTTCTAGGGCTAATCCCATTAAGTCAACAAATACGCGGGCAAACATTGCGTGTGCTGTCTTGACTTGGGTATCAAATCCACCCATAAGAGCCTGCACACCACGACCTGTAACGATTGAAGCATCAATGTTACCTGTTCGTGACTCTGGATAACGGCTGCCTAAGCGCAGTTCTCCTTCAAGCACTTGCTGTTGCGCAAAAGCACCTTGAGGTATTTCCAACGGGATTCGGCGAATTTCGGAAGGGCGTTCAGAACGAATAATTGCATCTGGTCCAAGGGCTAACTCCTGGTCATTTCTGCCCATTGCTATTGGGGCTTGTACTGATTTGGTTGCTGCTTCAAGTGAAAGAAGCGCATAGCGTGCCTTTGCAACTTGAATTGCAAGCACATCATCAAACTGCCCACGGCTTTCGCCATCAAGTGAAGGGCGCTCTACAACACGAATAAGAACTTTGCCGATTGGGTTCTTGCTACGAGCAAGGATTAAATCATGGCGGTTAGGTAGGAATAAAACATCCTGGTCTTTATCGTGGTAACGAACAATCTCAGACATCGTTGAAGGATTGTCTTTGTCATAAATAAGATGAGCCATCTCAGGATACTCAGCCATTAACTCTGCTGTTGGCTTCTGCATGCGCTGGAAGAACATAAGCACGCGACCAAAGCGGTCCATTACTGGGTAGCAACCTGTTGAATCGAAGAAGTTGATACGAGGCATCTTTACATCGTAGTCAATTTCAATCTGTGCTGGAACAAAACCGTAAGTTACATATCTATCCGCAGCGCTAAACATCTGGGTCTGCAAGTCTGAGAAGTCAACAATGGCGTTAACGATTTCTTCACGCTTGTCTGCCTTCTTACGGGCAGTCTCTGACACCATAGATGGTGAGTTGCAGTTAAATGCTGGAAGTGGAGCGATTACTTCGGAGGTATCACGGGCTGCAATGTCCACCATGTTTGCCACGATTGGGTCCGAGAAAGGACCGTCTGGGAACAAGTCTGGGTAGACATCACGCATTAAACCCTTGCGAACAAGTAGGACCTTCTGCATGCGAGCATCGCGCTCGGCGTAAATACGGCGGTAGCGGTCATAGTTCTCTTTAATATCTTCGATAGAGTAAGCCACATCCACCTCCTTTTCTATGCGTACATATCCTCTAGTTCATCCAGATTTATGTAAGTCTGTTGTTGACGGTCATACTTCGTTTGAAATATGCTGTAGTTGCCGTGCCTTCGTGAGTACGACTGTGTTGATGTAATTCTGTCTCGGCATGCCAGTTCAACGAACCAGAACGCCATTACGCAGTCGGTCTTTTGAGACTTAGGCGCATCTGGGTACCAGGTAATCAACTGCTCAATCAAAGCCTTTAAGCCTTCTGACTGATGCGTTGATGGAAATTCAACTAGGGCGTTACCATTTTCATAATCGTGAAACAGGGTAGTAAGTGATGCAACACCAAAGTCTGCATCCCATTTGTTGTTTCCCGTATGATGTTCTTTAAGTGTTGCACCCTTACTTGTGAGGTATTCCCGAACCTCTCGGTCCTGAGTCAACATGGTTTGAAAAGCATTTTTTTCAACTCGCCACTCAGAAACTCGGTACTTGTCTGTCCAGTCCTTAATCAAGGAACGAATACCATCAGGCTTCATGCCTGGTTGGTTGGACACATCCAAGATATATCGCTTCTGTGTAGAAATGTCTAAGCCGATACATACTGCTGCAGTAAACCCAGAACCCGCGGGGTCAAGACCAGCCATAACAATCAAGCCATCCATACCGTTAGTTCTGTTACCAGCCTTACCCTTAGGGATAATGCCGATGTTTCGAGCGCCATTGATGACACCCTTTACTGCAGCGCCAGGGAAGGCAGAGTCCTCATGGACTTGCTGCTGCTGATAAACCATTGCCCATAGATTGGGCGACATACGACCACGCTTCTTAGCAAGAGCGGGTCCAGTCCATTTGTCGTACAAACCATCTTCATCTGGGATACCTTTACCACTGACAGGTGGCATATTGGTCTTTGCCCAGAGAGTTACCCATTTCTCAGGGTCCTCGTCAAATTCTACTACTGCAGGTTGTGCGAAGTATGTCCAGGGGGAAGTCTCATCTGGGTAACGCATAGGGTCGCGTAATTCAGAGTACAAGTCCTTTGGGCGAAGGCGAGTGCCTACGACCAACAACTTACCGCCGTCTTGGTCAATACGGGACATAACTTCTGACTGAATCCAGTCAATCTGCTTTTCGTACTCATGGGCGTTGGTATGGTCAACACAGTCATCCATGATGATTAAGTCAGCACGCGCACCGTAGATATGACCACGAACACCAATAGCCTGAACTGTTGGGTCTTTTTCGCCTGAGTCTCTTGCCTCGGAGGACAAGTAAATTAAGTCCTGCTTCCACGAATCCGAATTCTTTTCAAAGCCCCCAGGTGGACCAAATGCCAGGTGGAGGTCTTGGTACTTAGGATGAGTTAAACGGTTCTTGATGGAAAGCAGGAACTTTTGCGCCATAGCCTGTGTCTTAGACACGATGATGATTCTTATGTTTGGGTTACGGCAAATCTCGTAGAGCGCATAGTTGACCGTGATGGTCGTAGACTTGGCATGCTCTGGTGGGGTATTAACAATCAGTAGGTCTGGGTCCCCAGGCTCAAATATGATGGAAGGATGCACATCAACGGGAGGTCGGGATTCCAATAAGTCAATCCAATGTCGTTGATGTGGATAGACATCGGTGCCTAGATACTTGCTAGAAAACTCCGCAAAAGGAGGCACTTCCTCACGGGGACTATTGATGTCTCCACGGGCGGTCATAGACCGTACCTTGTCAACTCCTAATGCAAAGGAGGGGTCTGTCTTACGGTAATACTCGTAGGTCTTTACACTTCGACCCACGGCATCCATCGCTTTTTGGACAGAGTACCCCTGCATAAGAAAATCTATAACTTGCTTTTTAATGGCATCCGACTTATGGGATGCGGCAGTCGTTCTTTTTCTTTCCATAGGCATGTAGCAGAAACGCGACTTTTTGGGAGCGTTTCGCAAAACTCTCTTTCCTAACCGTAGGCTGTAGCCCTAAGGCGGAAGCCGTAGGTTAGGGCGTTTATTAGGGTACCAGCCTTAGGGCTGGTTGCTAGTAAGCAGAGGGGCTACATTATTTACGCCCCTCACTATACTATAGGTGTCCAGAGACACTTTATTGGACACTTTTTTAGCAAGTATTTTTAAAATCTTTTATCTTAAGACATAAGTGCTGCTCAGCGCCCCATAACGAGGACTATCAAAGTTATGTGGGTACATACACATATACACATATACAGCGCATTTAACAACCCTGGGGTCAGGCAGACCCTGCAATCACTCATCTACTTACAAGAACAAAGCAAAGCCGATGCGATGCGATGCGAGAACTAGCATTTGGAGCGGGCTATCACTTCAAAGGCGTTTTACTATTTCCCCTTACAAGGAGCGCGGGGGGCGGGGGGCATGCATGCGGGGGCGCTCACTTGCCGTCTCACTATTTGAGACACGCTCACACATGCGGGATGTGATGAACATCACAAAACTCATGCGGGCGAAATGCTTGACACGCTCCGCATCCCGTCTGGTTCAATTCTCTCATCGCTTAAGTCACAAGGGCTTAACGAGACGGGAGAAAAAAATGACACAAGCACAAGCAAGCAAGGCAACAAAGGCAACAAAGGCGGAGGCACTCTCAACAATCACAAAGGCGCTAGAACAAGCGCACGAGATTATCAAAGCCGAAACGGGCGCACCTCGTGCGACTTTGCTAGTGACCCGCGACCTCAAAGGGCGCCGAGGACATTTCACACCTTTCACACCATGGCGCACCAACGAGGAGGCATTTTCGGAGATTGCTTTCAATCTTGAGCATTTCACAAGCCCCGAAGATTTGCTTTCTACCCTCCTCCACGAGGTCGCTCACTCTCTCAATCATAAAAACGGGATTGAGGATTGCTCAAGCAACCAGTATCACAACGCCAAATTTAAGACACAAGCCGAGGCGTTAGGTCTTAAGACCGAAAAAACGAAAAAGGGCTATTCCTCAACAAGCCTCACCGAATTCGGGGCGAAACGATGGGCTAAGGCGCTCAAGATTCTCGCGGGTGCATTTGACCTCACCGCAATCACCAACGAGGGCGCGAACAAGCCAAAAGGCAGAAATACGAACCTATTGAAGGCGGTCTGCCTATGCGATGAGCCTCTCACAATCCGCGCAAGCCGTGGCGTGCTTGATTCGGGCGTGCGATGCGATGAGTGCGGGGCAAAGTTCCAAGAAGTGGAGGCTTAAGACACAAGAAAGCCCCCGCCCGATTAAGTCGGCGCGAGTTCACGACTCACGGGGGCACGATGTGAGCAGAATCACACCGCCAAATGCTAGACAAGCACGGCGCGAGGTGTTTCACTTACACCAAGCAAGACCACTAGAGGAATCGCTCCTCTTGTGACTTAAGACAGGAGAAAGAACATGTACCAAGAACCAACAGCACGCGGACAATTTGTAGAGGATTACACCCTCATAACAGACAACAACCGCACCGCATACGAGGCTATGCAAGCCCTTATGAATCAACAAGGGGCGCACAATGTCTCATGGCTCAGCGACAATCTAAAAGAAGCCTTTGAGAATCGAATCTCCGAGGTTGTAGAACGCGAACGCCAACGCGGGAACGAATACACCGCCGAACTAATCTCACAAATGCTTATCGGCTGGGGGTCTAGCACCTTTGACCAAATCGCCCGCCACTACATAGACACCGACTTAGAGAACCGCCTTGTGACCCGTCTCACATCAGTTCTTAAGACAGAAAAGGCAGGTGCCTAGCATGGATGCACGCTACGCAATGGCGGATGCATACAAGGCACTGCGCCGCGCTGGGATGGATTCAAAAGAGTTTGAAGCAGAAATAAACAACTGCACAGATTCAGAACATGCCTACCGAATCGCCCTCAAATGGCAAGCGATTGCAAATAAGAAAGTTGTGTCTTAAGACATGAAGGGAACATGCGAGGACTGCGACAGCGTGACACGAATCACCCTTGCCCCTTACGGCATGCGATTCATGGCGGAGATTCACTGCCCTAAATGCGGTGTGTCTTACGACACAAACATTGACGATGCAGACATTGAAGCCATCAAGTTACGACTTAAGACAGGACAGGAGGTGACAGCATGAAGATTACATTTAACCTTTACAGTGGAAGCGGTTTTGAATCTAAGAACACACTCAGCGCCGAGGATTTTGCAGAGTTCCGCAAACTAGCCGAGACTCTCAAGCAATCGGTAAGGATTGTGAGCGTGTCTTAATACAGAAGAAAAAATGTGATGCAAATCACAGCCTCAAATCGTTGACGGCGACAGGGTGTTCATGCCACCATTGAGGCACAAGGTAAGGCGGGGAAAGTCTCCCCTTACTGGCACCACATAACGACAGGAGAACAGCAAATGAAAAGAGCAGAACTAATTATTGGCAAGACTTATTTTATGAGCGAGTCTGCCAACTGGCGCGACAAGTACAACGGGTCAGAGTCTTATTTCAAGACAGCCCAGCGCAACAAGTGGCGCAAGGTGACCATCATTGAGACACAACTTAAGACAGAACATGAAAAGAAATACCGCACCCGTGATGTCTTAATACAGAACTATGAAGGCAACCAAAAATGGGTAGCCCTCAACCATATCCGCACCGATTGGCAGTATGCCATCGTAGAAATGACCACAGACCACCGCCGTAGATACGCCACACCAGACGAGGGCAGAGGCTTGAAGTATCAGCGCCACCTTGACCGCAAGCACCAGAAAGAACAGCGCGAGCCTGCACTCAAAGCATTGCGCCAAGAAATTGAACGACTAACTGGCGAGGCTATTTATACACACGACACCATCGGAGGATTAGAATTCAAGACTATTCAAATCTTGAATCAGATTCTTTCAGGTATTAAGACAGAACTATCGGCGGTAGCGTAATGTCTTACGACACAAATAATAATTGCATCGTGTGTGATGCGTATGTCTACGACCAGCACAAAACCACATGCAGATTCTATGTGAAGGAAAGGTTATCGGAGTTCCTTACAAGGATTCAGGTGACTATCTGCGGAGACTGCCTTATCCCCCTCAACCAATGCTCACATGCAAAGGAGTACAACCGATGAAACTAAACAGACGAGGCAAGCGAGTGCGAGCCGTAGTTATTTATGTCTTAATACTTACCGCCCTCTTTGCAATCACAAATGCGATGGGAGTTTGGGAGATACCAGAGTCCTGCTTGGTAGACCAAATCGGTTGTCCAGATGGATACCCTCGGTATTAAGACAGAGTGTGACCAACATCACATTATGTTTAAGCAAGATGTGACGGACATCACATGACAAATGCTTGACATGGGGATAATCAAGGTGAGAAAATTAAGGCAACAACTAAATAGAGTTAGAAAGGGAACAAGCCCTTTCTACTTAAGACAGGAGAAACAAATGTCTAAAGTAAAACTGCACTGGTCAGACG